CAAAGTACAATTCTTGTATATTGCTTGCCTGTGATCTCATAGTATCTAAAAAACTACCTTTTTGATACCAGGTGTAATCAAAGTCACTATTCCATTGTTGATCTTGTTTAAGCTCTATTGTTTTATACTTAGGATACTGTAACTTCCATTCTTTGATCCAACTGCTACTATCATGTGGACTACACATAATACATTTAAGTTGGCACATGTTTCCTAATCGTAAATCAAAATAAGGAATATCAACAGGAAGACTCCCATCAGGTTGAGTTTTATCCACAATTCTATTAACATCTAATCTCTCCTTCCATACAACAGTTTCCCATTGTCGTTTACTAACAATGCCTTTAGATTCTTCTTGATAGCATTTATTACAACTAAGGGGAGCATCTCCGTCTAGCATCTTAAGACGTATGTTTTTCATGTAATCACTATTCCATACTTCTTCAATGCTATCGTGTTGCAGATTCATTATTCTGCCATTTTGTTTTACAAGCCCTGCATCCTTTATATCCTCTTCGCCTGCACCGCTTGCATTAGCCGTGCAACATACTCTCACGTCTCCGTTAGGGCGAGTGGCTAAGTGTATCCATGGCAAAGGGCAGAACGTTTTAGACATCCAATGATTCTCTTTCAATAAATTGATCTACTGGTTTACTAAGTGTGTTAGTTCCACACGCCCTTGCACAAGTTACCATTTTAGGATCTGACCAATACTTATTCCATACTGTTTGATATACATCAGAATCGACAATATCTTTAATGCTGTGATACTTGGTATCGATATTATCTATACCGCCGAAGTCTGCAATCATGTCATTATACTGATCGAGCATAACCTGTCTAACTTCTAAAATATCAGATTCGGGTGCTGTATAGTTATAAGGAGTACTAGCTAGCCAACAACAGGGAAACAGTCTTCCAAATGCATCTATATAAATTTCTTTATTTTGTTGTGCATAACATTCGATAGCACTAGATTCTACAATCTGTCGATAGTTGTCTAGTACTTTTTTATCAATAAAAACAATCTTACTTTCTGATGCAGGTTCAAGAAAGTGACTTACAACACCCTCATAGCTTAATGCAGGGAATTTTTTATCTAAAACAAATCTGCTACTATCCTTCATTACAAATCTTTGAAATCCAGTTTCAGTGGCAATCCTTTTGGCTTCTTCTACTTGATGCTGGTTGTGTTTGAATCTAATAAACGCCCATTCAGCAATTCCGCCTGCTTGAATAAAAGTAGAAGCATTTCGAAGTATCTGGTTGTAATCTGTACCTATACGATACAAATGGTGTGTGTCTTCAAGTCCATCGATCGCAAATACCACTACATGGTTTTCAGGTAATGCTCGGGCAAGTCGTTCCCACCATTGTATACTTCTAAGACTGCCGTTAGTGTGTATCCTAATTTCTATGCTGGGTTTGTTAGCAACAGCATAGTCAATCATATCAATTAAATCATTGTTTAATAATGGATCGCCAAAGTTACCGCAGAAATATAATGCTTCAACTTGTTTGAGTACCTCTTGATTAACTACAGTTTCAAATTGTTCTAGAGTCCAGTTGTTTACTGTTATCAACGGATTCTCTATACCGCCATGATGATTGCGACTGCACATAGGGCAATGTGCTTGACAGTTGTTTGTAATTTCTAAATGGATTTGTTTAAGTTGATTAAATTGAAACATTTTCTTTTAACACATTAAAGTCTTCTAGGCTTTTAGCCTTAGGTATACACATACCGCATCCACAACGCTGATTAGGACACACAATTGGCGTAGGGTTTTTAAGATAGTAATCTAAATCATCAAACATCTTATCTGTATTATTTAACGATCCTATTGGGCCAGGAGCACCCTCGTGGGTGGCTTTGCAAGTCTGATGATGATAAACTAAATTAGTTTCTTGATCGATATATAGAAAGAACCAATTAACCATGCAATACCAATCTTTAAAATTTGTATTAACTAATTTAATAGGAATCCATTTGCCATCAACTTTACCTTCTAATGGTCTACTTCCGCAACAACTTCTTCCAAGTTGATTGCCTTCCCCGTCGTCATCAGGTTTCTTATCTATACCCACAGAATTAAAGAACCAAGTTTGTTGTTCTATTGAATATTCATGACTGGTACGTCTATTGGTGCCATCTGCATCTATAAACCAACCCTTGCGTACTATGTTACCATCACCAATGGGACGTGGTTTGCAATTGATACCTAAACTTTTTAGATACTCATATAATTCTGTAGTTTCCTTCCAATAGTCTACATGAAGCATTACATTAACTTGAAACCAAAGATTAGTTTTAGATAGTGCAAGTATGTTTGCTATCACTCGAGCTTTTTGTTTTTCGTCTGCCTCTGCGTGATAGCTAATAGTTACGCCATCAAAATTATCTATAATGCGTTGTCTATATTGTTCGCCCCATGCACCATTTGTAGTTAGACTTAAACTGTAAGAATTATCGTAATTTTTAATATGATCAACTAAATCCCAAAAGTTAGGATTAGCAGTAGGTTCGCCGCCTGTGAAATTAATATTTGTATTTGTCTTATACAACTTATGATTATTGTAAATTTTTGTCCACTTGTCTATAAATTCAAATGTTTTTATAAACTCTTCTAAACTTTTATGTTTGCTATAATTGTTATGACGTGTAGATTCACAGTATGTACAGTCGTAGTTGCATAATCTTCCAGTATCCCAAATAACACTAAAAACATCCTTGTTCACTGTACGAATTGCTGTGGTGTCAATCATTCTTGATACCTATAATCATGTACCTTGTGTACATCTGTGTTTCTAGTTCTCCTGACCAAACTACATCAAGTTTGCTTTGTTCTTCGAAATGTTTTAAATCATTAGAAGTTCTCACGTGCTCTGGTAAGGCATAATTGTTACCTTGCAATACAATTAAACTATCTTCTCTAAGTCCAGATAACCACAAATCATATTGATCCTGTGTAATATGTTCGCAACTTGTATTAATAACAACATCTGCTTCACTAGGCAAATCTGACATGTCTGCATGGATGAATTCAAAACGTCCTTCCATATGTTCGATCTTGTTCATCATTTCTGAAATAGATTTGCACTTAATATCTAAATCAATATTAGTAATTTTCTTAACAGGTATTCCACTTTGAAATATCATACTAGCAAGAGTTCCTACCCATCCGCCAAATATATCAATAGTTACAGGCTCGTCTATTTCTATTTGTAAATGCTCAATTAACCATTCTTTACTTTTGATTTGACCTCGCCAGAATGCCTCCAGCGTTTGCTTAGGATTATCACTTTCGCGAATAGCACACATCCAGTAGTGCAAGTGTTCTGTATCAATTAGCATATATTGGAATAAATCTCTTTGTTGTACCTAATTTTCTTTTAGGCATGTTTGTTTCAAAATCACACCAACATCCTGATTTACTGTTACATATAGTCTTTGTAATAGTAGGTTGAAATTTTTCTACAAAATCAGGATCGTAAAGATTATAAGTGGTTGATTGATCATATAGCATATTACCGCATATACCTTGCATTTCTCCGCCGGCCTTTACGTTTAACCAATCTTGTCCTAAATTACATTCCCAACCCTCAAAATTATTTAGGCGATTTAATGTTAAGAATTGTTCACTAATTTTGTGCTTTTTATTTTGGTTATCGATCACTGTAGTCTTTACCCTAGGAACTTTATTGTTCCATAAAAAGAAAAACGGGTTAGTTCCCCTTGATCGCAAATTTTTTAAAATTTTATTTTGTTCGGGTGTGTAGTTAATAGTATCATGAAATATTTCTGCACGTCTTACAGACCATCTATACTTGCTTTGTAAATAATACTCGTTGGCTTCTATACAATGATCCCAAGCATTAGGATCCATCATTATAGTAACATTAACTATTTTTCCTTTTGAATAAAGGTAATCAGCTAATTCCCTGTTGTGTTCTTTACTGGAAAACTGAGGATGATGGCTAATGGCAACTTGATCAAAATAGGGAGTTGCTTCTTTCCACCAGTCCATTTTTTTAGATGCATTTGTATGCATGGTAAAAACACAGCCATAATTTTCTTTAAAATACTTAATAAAATCTATAAGACGTTTCCAATGCGTCACTTCACCACCGATTAGTCCTATTTGAAATTTTTTCTTGTTTGTATGTTCTTTATAGTAATCTAACAAATGAGAAAGGTTTGTTACTAAGGTGTCATAGTCTGGCCATTTTATATCACCTTCGCTACACCCTGGCCAACAATACCAACATTGATAGTTGCAAATATTTCCTAGATATAATTCTACCCGAAAGAAATCATCTGGCCAATCTTGTTTAACTTCTACTATATTCATATTATTTCCGTTTTGGTATCTTGCTATCGGCACTACTTACGCAACTAGGAGTTAAGCAGATTTTAGGGGCGGAAAACAAAGTAAATTTTTCTATCTTGCCCAAATGCTCATCACGACAACTATAAGCTCGTTTAACTTCGGTACCTCTTATTATAACACTTTGATAGCCTGCATTACAAGTCCAATTGGTAAACTGATTGAACCCTAAAGCATTAAAACGTTCTGCTTGATCAATATAGTAATCTTGTGTGCCGTCAGTTAATCTAATTTGATAGCCTTCTTGTTGCTCAAACTCATTTTGCATTATAGCAATCATCTCAGGAGTGTAACCGTCTACAATAGCAGTGGCAGTATCATTGCTTTGAGGTTTGAGCGTTACATTGATTCCACGCTCACGTAACCGGTTACAGCGTTCTAGTGTTTCATAAAACTTGTCTGGAACCATAACTTGATTAACAGTCACATGAACACGTTCATACATTAACTGTAAACACTTGTCACCAAACTCTTGTTCCTTGGCAAACTCTGCATGAAAACTAGCAGTAATACTTCTACGTTGTAGCATTTCAGTAGCTGTACACCAACTATTCCACCATTTAGATCCAGGACTCAAATTAGTAGTCATGTGTATTGTCTGATAAGGAGTTTGTACTCCATCATCCAAATGTTTAATTAAATCGAGTAACTGTTTGTAAGCAGTAGGCTCACCACCGCTGAACGACCAATGGAACTGGTTAAACCCATTAGCTCGTGCTTGACGCTTAATCTCGTCTACAGTAGATTTATATACTTCAAGCGGCTGGTGATCCGGTGTGTCGGTCCTAGCATAGGGCCAACAGTAACTACATTTATAGTTACAAAAGCGTCCTAAAATCCAACTGATGTTAAATAATGGACGATCCAACATAGTTTGTTGTCCAAAAGATACTATATTTTGAAATGGTATAGTTGTGAATGTCATTGACATTATTTACAATAGAAGCTATACTATCAATGCAGACGTGAGTGTAACTGGTAAACCTCCTCCAAGGTCCTTAAAAAAGACTGCGGAGGGAATAGGGCTAGCCCATAGTGGTGCCTTTGGAAGTTCGAATCTTCCCGTCTGCACCAATTTTTAAAAATTATGAGATATTCTGACCTAGTTGAAGACATACGCAACAGCCCTGAAATAATGGCCAAGATTCGTGCTGAGAGTGACTCCTACGCACAGAACTTATATTGTGCTTGGTGCAACATGCAATGGTGTAAGCGTGATCCAGAGAATGTTTGGCCTATACTAAAAGAAGATTATTGGCATGTTAGTTGGCGTAGTGCTGGCGGTGTTGTAGCCGACCTTCGCAATCAGGGTGGCGACTACATGGACTATTACTGTTCTGGCATTAGGGGTGGTTTGAGCATGGACGGTAAAGAGGATGACGAGTATTTTACCAAAAACGGATATGTTTCAGAAGGTGTTATTACTGGCGAGATACTCGAAGATCTTGACAAGCTGGGATGGTTTCCTGTACCATACAAAGACGAAATTATATAAGTAATTGTATGACACATTGGACCGTAACAGTTGAAGAAGCAGATGATGGTAGTGGAGACGTAGTGTTACCATTACCGCAAGAACTTTTAGACCTACAAGGTTGGAAAGAAGGAGATACGCTTGAGTGGACAGATAACGGAGATGGCTCTTGGAGCATAACAAAAGTAAAAAATGAGCAATAAAGACGACATTATAGAATTAACAGGCACAGTAGATGAAGTGTTACCAGGTAACATGTTCAGAGTAAAAGTAGAAAATATGCCAAACCCATTACTATGTTACATGGGTGGCAAACTAAAGCAACATAAAATTAGGATTATTTTGGGCGACAATGTTAAAGTAGAAGTTAGCCCATACGATTTAACTAAAGGTCGTGTAACTTACCGTTTATAAACAGGTTGACAACTCTCTGGGTAAGTGCTACAATATGATATATTAACTTACTTCGGAGCGTGAAATGGCTACCTTACTTCCAGTACAAGTACATCTAAAACCGAAACCTTATACTGGTCCGCTTTTTCCTATGATGCAAGTATTGGAGTTGGCCTGTGCGGCACAGCGAGTTAACGGTGCATATATCAAAGAAGACGAACCCGTTTATAGTGATGACGGCAAGGTTATGTTTTATAAAAAATCTAACCGCGGATTAATTGCCTATACAATTGACCCACCTGAAGTTAGCCACGAAGTTATTACCCCATTAGAAGTTACCGATGAAGATCGCGAGTTTGCAGTTGATATTAAAAAGTATTTTAGAAAATTGATGTTTGCGGCTGTAGAAGGTAGCAGTCAATTTCTTACAGATGTAAACAGTATTTTGAATTCCGAGGAAGTGGGTACTAACAAGTTTGGGTATATTGCTAGTTTGCCAAAAGTTTATCGCACAGACTATTCAGTACATAGACTTAAAAAGGTATCCGAGACATTAGACGAAGGCTACTTGGGATCAATAGGCGAAGTTGTTGAAGACTTGGATGCAGAGATTATGGAATCTTATAAGTCGAAAAACTTTGACGGATGGAATATTACTGCTATAATAAACAACAAAATGGCCAGTTGGATTGGCAAGAAAGACTTAAAGATTGGTCCTGCTGTAATTGTACGTGCTAGAGTTAAAGACTATAGCAAGCATTACAAGCATGGAAACCCAGTAACAAGATTACATTATGTAAAGGCCGCACAATGAGTGAGAACTATGAGCAGTTTGCTAAACGTATGGAGGAAAAGTTTCCTCTTATGTTTGAACACAGGTATGGTGGGTTTGCTGTAGGCGAAGGTTGGTGGCCTATGCTGGAAACACTTTGCGGTATTATCCAAAAGCATATTGATAATACAAATAATCGCAGGGCAAGCCTACTTGAAAAGAATGAATTTAATCAAGCGATTCCAGACGAAGTTCCACAAGTAGTTGTTGAGCAGATTAAAGAAAAGTTTGGTTCTCTAAGATTTTACTATCAAGGCGGAGATGAATTCATTCACGGTGCTGTTTGGCTTGCAGAAAGTATGAGCGGACAGTTATGCGAGGAGTGTGGTGCTCCTGGCGAGCGTGGCGGCAATGGTTGGATCAGTACGTTGTGTAAAACACATCGTACAGAACGAGAAGAACGTAAATTACTCAAAGAAGGATTCGAGCAATGATTACAATGAAAGAATGGATGGAATTGGTTGGCTACAAAATTACCGAAGGTAGTGATTATCTTTGGAGTTGTTATGGACCAAATGCTTATCAGCTATCTAGTTGGAATGGTATCCACGGTGCAGGCGGATATAGTTTTAATATTGTGTTCAGCACTAAAACTCAAAAGGTATACGAAGTAGAAGTATGCGACTACACTAACGATCGTGCTTATCGTATGATTGCCGAAAACAAGCGTGAGAAGTATGCCAAAGAGGCCAAACGTCATTTGGTTAACTTAAATGAAGCATGGGACGATGTTGAGTATGTCGATTTAGAAGTTGTAGAAGACTTTATGGAGAAGGCACAGGCAATCAAAGATGGACGTGAATACAGCACGGATGTAAGTATTCCCCTGGACTTGCCAGACGATTTGTTGATGTTTGCGTTCAAAGCCGCTCATGCTGAGAACATGACGTTCAATGACTGGATGAACAGGATGCTTAAAGACTTTATTGACAAAGTTGAAAAAGGCCAGTATACTAAAGAAGATGCAGAAAAATTTAAAAACGATCACCCTGAATACGAATTTGGGGAAGAAATAAACGATGGTGAATAAATGAGAATTAAACTAGTCAGTGACCTTCACTTGGAGTTCAGTGACATTAACATTCAAAATGATCAGAACTATGATGTTCTAATCTTGTCTGGTGACATTATGGTTGCCACAGATCTCCACGATCATCCTGCTCCTATGAAAGGTGCTTGGGATGTCGTTGAGTTACCTGACCTTGGACGTAGACAAGCTAAAGCACAAGCCTACAGAGACTTTTTGAAGCGTTGTAGTTTTCAATTTCCACATGTAGTTTATGTGGCAGGAAATCATGAATTCTATCATGGCAAGTGGTATCAGACTTTGGAAACACTCAGTAACGAATGTTCTAAGTTTCCCAATGTCTATTTCTTAGAGTGCGGAAGTAAGAAGATTGATGATGTTACATTTATTGGTGGAACATTGTGGACCGACATGAACAAGTGCGATCCGCTTACAATACATGCGGCTAAGGACATGATGAACGACTTTCGTATCATTCGCAATGATTACGATGGTTATCGAAACGTTAAGCCTTTGGAAACTGTACAACGTCATAAAAAGATGTTAGACTACATTAAAACTGTAGTGGCAGAAAAGTCAGACGAAAAGTTTGTTGTAGTTGGACATCATAGTCCAAGTTTTAAAAGTGTGCATGAAGAGTACCAATCTGAAACATTGATGAATGGTTGCTATCATAGCGATTTGAGTGAGTTTATTTTGGATCGCCCACAGATTAAATTGTGGACACATGGGCATACTCATCATCCGTTTGATTACACAATCGGTGAAACACGTATTGTATGTAACCCACGTGGTTACGTATCGGATGGCTACAGTGAAGACAGTGGCTGGAATGAAAACATTTTATTGGAGATTTAAATGAGTGAAAATTTAACACCGCCTAGCGTACCAGAAATGCTACGCACAACTGGCGCTAACACAGCAGAATTTATGGCCCAAGTAGCCGAGCACATTGAAAAATTGGAACAAGCTGTTGTCCAATTACAAGCTCGTGTTACTGAGCTAGAAGGACCTGCTCAATGATTGACTGCCTAATAGTAGGAGATAGTATTGCCGTGGGCACACAGCAGTTCAGACCCGAATGTCAGTTAGTCGGAAAGGCTGGGATTAATAGTTGGCAATGGAATAAGAATTATTCCAAAGATGTCAAACCGGCCGAAACTGTGATCATTAGTCTAGGTTCTAATGATCACAGTGGTGTTAATACATTTGAACAACTTATGAAAGTTCGTCAACGTGTTGAAGGCAAGCGTGTATTTTGGATCTTGCCCCATGGTAATAATCCAAAAAGCGGAGTTGATATTTCATCGATCCAATCTGTTGTAAATATCATTGCTAAAAACTTTGGTGATACTGTATTACCAATTACTCGTGTACAAGCAGACAATATACACCCAAGCTGGGCAGGTTATAAAGAACTAGCGAAAGAAACAAAATGAAAATTGGACTAAGCTATAGTCGATGTGTTAGAGACATTGTAGACGGTGTAGTGGACATCGAGGATGTACTAGTTGTTATTGCTCGTACGGATTTTGATCCGCATGATGATAAGCAGTGGGCAGGCATTTGGTCAGGGTATCACGGATACAGTCCGTGGAGTAATCCAGAATGGGCCAACTACGCCGATGAAGATGAAGACCGTTTCCGTAGTGTAAGTATTGAACTTTGGGAAACTGGCAAACTACACCAACCCCGTAAGTTTGGCGCACACCCTAGTCGCCGTCCAGAAATTTGGTTAGAAGCAGTATTACCAAATAGTGAGCTAGCCAAAAATCCTGCCGCTAAGAAAGCATTTGAAAAGTTCCAAACTATTGCAGGACTTTCGAGCGTCGAATTAGATGACAAATACCGCTAACTCGTTTATAATACTCATATAGTAACTAAACGAAAGTT